TTCGAGAGGAAGACTGCAGACATGAGCGACACTCCGATATTCGACCGCCTCGCCGCCGAGCGTGGGTACAGCCGGATGCTCTCTGGTGGAAGTCCGGCATTCACCGGTGTCAGGCTCACACAGCCTGCAAGACCACTGTCGTACAGCGAGACCACCGATGCCATAAAGCTCGTCATGGCCCCGGGCGCATACGTCGACGAGTGGCACGGAGGGCAGACTGACAACGACGTGAACGCTGCCCTCACTGACGAGGACGAGAAGATCTACACCCCCGAGCATCTTCCGAATGCAGGACTCAAGGCCGTAGCCCGACAGTTCTGGGCGGAGCCCGAGAGTGAAGAGGTCGTCTACGTCAAGCCCATTCCGGTCACTACCCTCGCCGATCTGGCGAAGGGCACACAACAGGAGTAAGCATGGTTGACCTGTACCCACACCAACGGGACGCTGTAGACAAGATGCACAATGGCTGCATCCTGTGGGGTGGGGTCGGGACGGGGAAGTCACGCACCGCGGTGGCTTACTACCTTGAGCGGGAGGCACCCAAAGACGTCTACGTCATCACTACCGCACGGAAGCGGGATGCCCTTGACTGGGATACCGAGTTCGTGCGGTACGGCGTAGGCACTGAGAAAGGCGCCACGGTAGCCGGCGTTCTTCGTACTGATTCGTGGAACAACATCGCGAAGTACAAGAACGTCAGAGGAGCCTTCTTCATCTTCGACGAACAACGCCTCGTTGGGAGCGGGGCGTGGGTCAAGGCATTCAAGCACATCGTCAAGCACAACAACTGGGTCCTGCTGTCTGCCACACCAGGGGACACGTGGATGGACTACGTACCGGTCTTCATCGCCAACGGGTTCTACAAGAACAAGACCGAGTTCATCGAGAAGCACGTGGAGTATGACAGCTTCAGCAAGTACCCGAAGATCAAGCAGTACCACAACGTCGGCACTCTCATCAAGCACCGGAATGCTCTTCTGGTGCACATGCCGTACGAGTACGAGGCTGTGAGTGACACAATCAACATCCCGGTGCAGTTCGATGAGGTGGGCTTCAAGAGGCTCCTGAAGGAGCGCTGGAACCCCTTCGAGGACCGCCCGATCCGAAACGTCTCAGAGCTCTTCTCGTGCATGAGACGGATCACGTACACGCATGAATCAAGGCTTGCAGCGGTGAGGAAGGTTCTTGAGGAGGAACCTCGACTCATCGTGTTCTACAACTTCGACTACGAGTTGGAGGCACTGAGGTCTCTTGGGGAAGAGATCACAGTCGCCGAGTGGAATGGTCATAAGCACGAGGAGGTTCCCGATGGGGATCGGTGGGTCTACCTCGTGCAGTACACAGCAGGGGCCGAAGCGTGGAATTGTATCACGACTCGGGCCACACTGTTCTATTCCATGCCGTACTCGTACAAAGTGTGGAAACAAGCCCATGGACGAACGAATCGCCTCAACACACCGTACAAGGTACTTAAGTACTACGTGCTACTTGCGGAATCTGCAATCGACCGCGCGGTGATGGCTGCGCTGAGGCAGAAGAAGGACTTCAACGAGGCTAAGTTCGTCCGGACGCGCAAAGCCGGGTAAAACCGGACAAGCGCGACCGTTTGGGACGGGGTCGGCGGAATGGATATTTCTGGCTTTTCGCCCACCCCGTTTCAGATTTCGCATGGGAGAAAACAGGGTCTGACCTGCGGTTATACCCCCCATACGCGAAATTTGAATCTGAGCACAAAACTTTTGAAAAAAAAAAATCGGTGTGAAATCTTGTTCTTCTCTATCCCTACACGCGAGATTATTAAGATTAGATACCGAGTAACGCGTTTAAAAAAGTTTTGCTGGCGAATTTCACTTTTCGCAGATGGGGTGTCCGATTCGTCGGGTCCGTCCCAACGCCTCCCAAGAAGTCGGCTTTACGAACAGCACTACAGCAACAGGGGTGGAGAATGGAAGAGTGGAGAGTAGTTCAGGGCTTCGAGTGCTACTCGGTGAGCACGCTCGGACGAATCCGAAGTGACATCGAGTACAAGAACGGCAACACGGGTCTGATCATCCGTCAGTCAACGAATCAGCGAGGGGTGGCATACGTCGGTTTGATGAAGAACGGAATTCAGCACAAGAGGTCTGTCGCCCTGATGGTCGCTCACGCGTTCATCATGACTGCTCGCCCTCTCACATTCACCACGCCGATCAACCTCGACGGTGACCGGCACAACAACCGAGTCGAGAACCTGCTGTGGCGGCCTACCTGGTTCGCCCGTAAGTACTTCAGGCAGTTCGAGTACCCGCACGCAAGAATTCCTCGCCCCATAGTGGAGGTGAAGTCACACCAAGAGTTCGCGAGTTCGTGGGATGCAGCGCTAACGCACGGCCTCCTCGACGAAGAGATATTCGAAGCCACACGGAACAAGACCTACGTTTGGCCGACGTTCCAGAGGTTCGAACTGCTACGCTGAAATCAGATACCGACACGCAGAGTAATCGTGGATTATGATAGAAGGGAGCGAAACAAGCCTCTTCCACGGTTACCGTGCATTCTGTTTTCAGCGTGACAGGAGATCCCCCCTCATGCGGGAGAGCCAGTACCAAGCCAAACTGATAGATGAGCTTGAGCGCCGGTTTCCTGGTTGCGTGATCTTGAAGAACGATCCGACGTACCTTCAAGGTATTCCGGACCTCGTGATCTTCTACGGCGACCAGTGGGCGATGCTCGAAGTCAAGGCCAAGGAGACCTCTGCCATTCAGCCGAATCAGCCCTACTGGGTCGAGCGGCTGAACAGCATGAGCTTCGCGGCCTTCATCTACCCTTCGAACGAAGAGGAAGTCCTCCGTGGACTGGAACAAGCATTCACTCTACGAAGGCTCACACGCCTTTCTGAGCGCCAGTAAGTACCACTGGAACAACTGGACCCTGGACAAGCTCGACAGGGCGTTCACGACCCACCAGGCGGCTGTACGAGGCACCGCCCTTCACGATCTCGCTCGCCGGGCCATCGTGCTCAAGCAGTACATGGGTGGTCCGGAACAGGAACACAACACCCTCAGCCTCTACGTTCGAGACGCCATCGATCTCGGCATGGTCCCCGAACAGCTCCTCTTCGTATCGAGGAACTGCTTCGGTACCGCGGATACGATCGGCTTCAGGAAGAACAAGCTCAACATTCACGACCTGAAGACCGGCATCACGCGGACTTCGCATCATCAGCTGGAGAACTACGCGGCGTTCTTCTGTCTCGAATACGGGTTTGACCCGTTCGACATCGAGATAGAGCTGCGCATCTACCAGAACGACGAGATTCGCGTCTATGACGCAGATCCCGCCGCGATCGTTGCGATCATGAAGACCATCATAGAGTTCGACGCGTACATCGAGAAGCGCAGAGCGGAGGAACGGTGACTTTCACGATAGACGAGGAAGAGTACGAAGCCGCTTACGCTGAGGGCGATGAACTGGACCTCAAGCACTACGGCATCCTTCGGAAGTCGGGACGCTACCCGTGGGGTTCTGGAGGCCCTGAGTACGCTTCTAACGCCGGCTTCCTGGGCATGGTGGACGGTCTGAAGAAGAATGGGCTCAGCGAGGCTGAGATCGCCCGTGGACTGGGTATCACGACCACCCAGCTGCGTGCGGCCAAGTCCATCGCCAAGACTGAGGAGAAGACCCGCCAAATCCAGCAGGCCACTCGTCTGCGGGCCACGGGCATGTCGAACGTCGCCATCGGCGAAGAGATGGGACTCAACGAGTCCACGGTCCGTACACTCCTCGACCCAGCTGCCAAGCGCAAGGCGGACATCCTCCAGACCACAGCCAACGTCCTCAAGCAAGAGGTCGACGAGAAGGGCTACATCGACGTCGGTGCCGGCGTAGAACAACACATGGGCGTCACCAAGGACAAGCTCGGCATCGCCGTTGCGAGTCTGAAGGAGAAGGGCTACGACGTTCACTACGTCCTAGTCGATCAGCTCGGCACAAGTCACCAGACCCGGATGAAGGTCCTAGCTGCCCCTGGAACCTCGTACTCCGAGGTCTTCAGAAATCGCGACAACATCAGGATTCCGGGCCGCTACTCGGACGACGGTGGGCAGACGTACTTCGCAAAACAACCCCCCATCTCCGTAGACGCGAAGCGTGTCAAGGTCCGCTATGCAGAAGAAGGCGGAACCGACGCAGACGGTGTGATCTACGTGCGCCGTGGTGTGGACGATCTGACGTTGGGCAAGTCCAACTACGCTCAGGTCCGAATCGCTGTTGGGGGAACGCACTACCTCAAGGGTATGGCGATGTACCGGGATGATCTCCCGGATGGCGTGGACCTCGTGTTCAACACGAACAAGTCCAACACGGGCAACAAGCTCGACGCCATGAAGAAGATGAAGGATGACCCAACCGACCCGTTCGGCGCGATCGTCCGTCAGCTTCCCAAGCTTGACGCCTTTGGTCGGGAGATTCCCGGCACGAACCGTTCGGCGATGAACATCGTCAATGAAGAGGGCAACTGGGGTAAGTGGTCGAAGAGCCTCTCTTCCCAGATGCTGTCGAAGCAGACTCCGGACCTTGCCCGGACGCAGCTGGACATGACGTACGAGCGCAAGAAGCGCGAGTTCGATGAGATCATGTCGCTGACCAACCCCGTCGTCAGGAAGCGTCTCCTTGAGGCGTTCTCGGATGACGCGGATTCGTCGGCCGTACATCTCAAGGCTGCAGCTCTGCCGAGACAGGGATCGCATGTGATACTCCCGGTCAACAGCATGAAGCCGACGGAGATCTATGCACCCAACTACCGCAACGGCGAACCGGTCGTTCTGATCCGGTACCCGCATGGTGGCATCTTCGAGATCCCTGAGCTCACCGTCAACAACAACCACCCCGAAGCTAAGCGCCTTCTCGGCAACGCACCCGATGCTGTCGGTATCCACCACTCGGTGGCCGAACGCCTCTCTGGTGCGGACTTCGATGGTGACACCGTGCTGGTCATCCCGAACCGGGATCGTAAGGTCAAAACAAAGCCCCCGCTTGACGGACTCAAGGGCTTCGACCCCATGATGTACAAGCTGCCTGACGACAGCCCTACCAAGAGAATGGACGCTCGTACCAAGGGCATCCAGATGGGTCTGGTGTCGAACCTCATCACCGACATGCACCAGCGTGGTGCCACGGATTCCGAGCTTGCGCGCGCAGTTCGGCATTCCATGGTCGTGATTGATGGTGAGAAGCACAACCTCGACTACAGGCAGTCGGCCCGTGACAACGGCATCCCCGCTCTCATGAAGAAGTACCAAGGCCGATCCACTGGTGGTGCGTCAACCATCATCTCAAGGGCAACCTCTCAGCAAGACGTTCCAGAGAGGAAGCCCCGCTCTGCTGCCAAGGGCGGCCCGATCGACAAGACCACAGGCAAGAAGGTCTACGAGTACTCGGGTGCTACCTACACCCAGACCAGAACCACTAAGAGTGGCAAGGTCACGGAACGGGAAGTACTCAAGCTCGGACCCAAGTCGACCAAGCTGGCTGAGACCGACGACGCACACACCCTCTCTTCGGGTACCCGTATCGAGAAGGTCTATGCAGACCACTCGAACAGGCTGAAGGCCCTTGCTAACACAGCAAGGAAGGAGATGGTTCACACCAAGACCGCCCCCTATTCGCCTTCTGCCAAGGCCGCCTTCTCTCACGAGGTGCGTTCCCTTGATGCGAAACTAGCCCTCGCTCTCAGGAACGCCCCCCTCGAAAGACAAGCCCATGTCCTAGGAAACGCCGTGGTCCGTGCAAAGACCCAGGCTAACCCCGACATGGAGCCTTCTGAGAAGAAGAAGTTGAAAGCCAAAGCGTTGGATGAAGCACGCCAGCGCACCGGTGCCAACAAGACCAGGATCGAGATCACTGAATCTGAATGGGCTGCCATCCAGGCAGGTGCTATCAGTACCAGTAAGCTCAACCAGATCCTTGCTAACGCAGATCTGGACCAGGTCAAGCAACTGGCCACGCCCAAGGAGAAGACTCTCATGAGTGGAGGAAAGAAGACTCAGGCCCTCGCTATGCTTCGTAATGGGTACAACCAGGCCGAAGTAGCGGATGCACTGGGTGTCTCACTGTCCACCCTCAAGCAGAGCCTAGGTGAGTAGGAAACCATGACACGACACATGCTCACCACAGTGGACAACCCATACGATCCATTCACACAGAACGACGAGTGGACAACATGGGACACCATCATGGGGTACCACACCAACGCCTTCCTAGCTCGGATCGTCAGGCTATCTGACGACTTGAGTGAAGCAGACGAAGAAGCAGAGATTGAGAGAGCGATCGATGAGATCGTGACTCACAATGTTCTTGGTCTGTACAAGAAGGTCAAAGCACCATCCTGACTGCAGTGAAGTCGAGCAGGGCCTGACTTAGGATTGAGTACGCTTCCCCCAGCAACTCTCTTAGGTTCGGCTCTGCTCGACAGCAGATCAAACACTTCGATTCATCTCTTTATGCCTGTGAGATCATGAAATTTCTCATAGAAGTGGAGAGAGGATCAAGGTAGGGG